CGGCAGGCGTTGGGCGACTCGGGGTACAGGAAAGCTAATTATGGCATCAACCGACGCACGGCCAGTTCCGAAAAAGAACACGGCGTATCGCCACTATTTTGCGATTCGCAAGAACGATGGCACGCTCATCACGACCTGGGCGGGACAGGATAGCGAGCTATCGCAAGATGGCGGTGCGTTCGCGGACGCGACGAACGAGGCAACGGAGATTGGTACGAGCGGCATCGGCTACATTGATCTGACTGCCGGTGAAATGAACAACGATGCAGTGGTTCTGAAGGTTACGGTCACAAACACCGACGCGCTGCCGTACGTCGTCACGCTGTTCCCGGAGGAGACCGGGGACATCCGCACGGCTCTAACGCAGTGGAAGGACAGCGTGCCCGCCGACCTGACCGACACGGACAAGGTGCAGGTGAGCGCGCAGCACATGGCCGATGGGCTTATTACGGCGGCGAAGATCGCAGACAATGCTATTGCGGCAACGAAAATCGCGGATGCAGCTCTTACCGCCGCAAAATTCGCCGCGGCTGCGCTGAATGGCAAGGGAGACTGGAACACGACGACGCCGCCAACCGCGATCGCAATCAGAACCGAGATCGACTCGAATAGCACACAACTGGCCGCGATCGTTGAGGATACAGGCACAACGCTGGACGCGTTGCTCGATACGCTTGTCGCACGTCTCACGGCTGCCCGAGCCGGGTACCTCGATAACCTGAACACGGGTGGCACCGTCGCGTCGCAGGCCGATGTTCAGGGCATCACGCAAGCCCAGCGGGTTCGCGTTCTGCCGCCGCCGCAAATGGAGCGACCCGACTCCGACAGCACGTCGTTTCGCATTTGGGTCTACGCCTACAACGAACAACACGAAGCCGAAGACCTCGACGGCAATCCGACGGTCACCGTCGAAAACAATGCCGGTACCGATCGTTCTGGCAACCTTGGCAGCGTAACGAAACCGGGTGGTACAACTGGCCAGTATTACGTCGACTACACAGTGGCGTCGGATCACGCTATTGAAGCGCTGGTCGTGAAGGTTACCGCCACGGAAGGAGGCACGGCTGTCGGATACGCGCAGCCGACGCATGTCGTTGATACGACGGCTGTCGATTTCACTTCGGCGGACCGAACCAAGCTCGAAGCCCTGCATGGCAAGTTGCCGTCGGCCGATTATCTACTCGGTGGGGCCAGCGCGGACGGCTCGGGTTATTCCACGTTTGACAGCACGAGCGATCAAGTCATCGTCGCTACGAACAACGACAAAACCGGCTATTCGCTTTCGGCGGCCGGCGTCCAGGCTATCTGGGACGCACTAACATCCGCGCTAACGACTGTCGGCAGTGTCGGCAAGCGGATCGTGGACTACCTCGATGCGGCCATCACGAGCCGGAGCAGCCACGACGCGGCGGCGGTCAAAACGGCGATGGAGGCGGACGGATCGAAGCTAGACCACCTCTGGGAAACCACCGAGGATGACGCGGGTGTCCGGCGCTTCACCGAGAACGCTTTAGAACAGGCACCGAGCGGCAGCGGAGCGACTGCTGACGAGGTGAAGACGGCCATGGAAGCGGACGGATCGAAGCTAGACCACCTCTGGGAGATGACGGAGGACGATGACGGGACAAGGCGGCTAACGCAGAATGCCCTGGAACAAGCACCAAGCGGAGAAACCGCTGTTACTGTCACGCCGTTGTCCTCGCAGACGTCAGCAAGCGGCGGTGTTCACAAGCTGTTCATTACCGGCTATCAGCATGCCAATCTCGGATCCTGGATTATCACTATCACCGATGCCGATGGCGATCCGGTCGATTTGAGCGGATGTGATATTGCCATGTGCTTCTGGCTGGCGACGGATACCGCTCCGTCCGCGCCGGTGTTCGTGCTGAAAAACTATGACGGCGAGACCGATATCACGATCGGCGGTGCGTCGAACAATCAGCTGACCATCACGGGTGACGACGCCTACAGCGAAACCGCCGGGAAATTCGATTGGGTCTTGCGAGATCAGACGAATGACGCCGTCCTGGCGGAGGGGCAGCTGAAAATTAGGGCTGCGGCAGATGTCGCGTGAGGCGAGCATGCATACGTTGATTGTTGTAGCCGATGCACTTGTCGCGAAATTGAACGCGACCGATTTTTCACCGAGCTTCACGGCCTACAGACGATATTTACCAAGAGAAGATGTGGCGGACCTAGAGGAATTGCACGTCACTGTCGTTCCGAAATCGATGGAGATCACCGGTAGTACACGTGCCGCCGATCAATACGATTGCCAGATCGACGTGGCGGTTCAGCAGAAAATCACGCCAGACGACAACGACATGGCCGACGCCTTAATGAAGCTGGCCCAAGACATCATTTCAGCCATGCGAGCTTGGACGTTCACGGTCAACGGTGTGACGGGCCAGTTAGCCAAGACTGAGCATGCACCGGTGTACTCCGTCGATCACTTGGAACGGACGGGCGTAGTCACGAGCTTAATCACCTTCACCATCGCGGTGCTATCATGATCGGCTTCCGCATCGACAAAGCGAAGGGCATGTTCTTCGATCGCCGCGCGGTCATGTCGGCGGCCGATCAGGCCACGCGCCGGGTGCTCTCGAAGTTCGGAGCCTATGTTCGCCGCGGGGCGAAGTCGAGCATCCGCAAGCGCAAGAGGGCCTCGCTGCCGGGCCGGCCGCCCAGCTCGCACACGGGGCTGCTGAAGCGATTCATCTACTTCGGCTATGACCCCAGCCGGCGGAGTGTGGTGATCGGACCGGCGCGACTTAATACGACTGTGGGCGACGCGCCACCGGCGCTGGAATACGGCGGCACGACACGGATCGTCACACGGCGTTGGGTTCGCGGGCGTCGTGTACCAGTCGTCCAGCGAACGCGAATCGAATCTCGTCCCTACATGGGTCCGGCCTTCAAGCGGGAGCAACCCAAGCTGCCGGCGATGTGGGCCGACAGCATCAAATAACCCAGAGAGCCACAGCACACAGGAGACCAGACCATGGCACTGAAACTCGGCCTGAACGCCAAGGCGTATTACGGCACCGCCGGTAGCTCGGCGACCAACGAGATGACCAACATCAAGAACGTCACGCTCAACCTCGAGAAGGGCGAGGCGGATGTGACCACACGCGGGGCCGACGGCTGGCGGCTGACGGTGGGCACGCTCAAGGACGGCTCGGTGGAATTCGAGATGATCTGGGACACCGAGGACGCCGGCTTCGACGCGATCCAGACGGCCTACTTCAACGATACGTTGATCGCGCTGAAGTTCTTGGACGCGGCCGGCGGCGAAGGCCTCGACGCCGATTTCTCGATCACCAAGCTGACGCGCAACGAGCAGCTCGAGGAGGCGATCACCGCCAGTGTAACCGCCAAGCCGTCCTACTCGACCCGTGCCCCGGCCTGGGTCTGATCCGCCGCCGACCCGACTTTCAATCCTGACTTCCAATCCCAAACATAGGAGCAACTCACATGGCTACTCGACTCGAAGGAAACACTCATGTCGTCGGCACGCTCAGTTCCACGGCAATCACGCTGCCGAGCAGCTGCGTCGACAACGCGAAGGTCGCCGCCGCGGCCGGCGTCGACGCCAGCAAGCTCGAGCACCAGCACCAGATCACCCTCGCGCAAGACAACGGCGCGGCGTCGGCCGCCCAGACGCGCGTGGTGCACGTGGTGTACGGGGCGACGGGCACGTTGCTGGCGTTCCAGGCCGGCTGCGAGACGGCCTGCATCGGCGATTCGACGATCGACGTCGATCTGCACGTGAACGGCTCGTCCGTGCTCTCCGCAGCCATCGAGCTCAGCAGCAGCGAGTCGGCGTACGAGTTGGTCGAGGGAACGATCAGTTCGGCCGACCTGACCGCCGATGACGTGATCGAGATCGTCATCACCGTCACGGCCGGCACCGGCACGCTCGGCGAGGGCGTGTTCGCCAACCTGGTGCTCCGCGAGGACGCGGCCTGAGCCGCGTAATCGCCAAGGAGCGAGGACCGTGGATCATGGGGGTCGGGGTGGCATGGACGCCGCCTCAGCCCCCGCGGCATCGATCTCTTGTGTGAAGGATACCCCCATGAAGACGTTCAAAGACAACGAGGGCCGCGAGTGGCAGGTGTCGATCGACGTGGCGGCGATCAAGCGCTGTCGCGACCTGCTGCACGAGGACCTGCTCGACGTGCAGCAGATGCTGCAGCGGCTGATGATCGACCCGATTCTGCTGTGCGACGTGGTCTACGTCGTCTGTAAGCCGCAGGCGGACCAGCGTGGTGTGACCGACGAGCAGTTCGGCCAGGCGATGGGCGGCCAGGCGATCGCCCGGGCCAAGACCGCGCTGGTGGAGGACCTCGTGGATTTTTTCCCCGAGGAGGCGGATCGGGCGAACCTGCGGGCCGCGCTGACGAAGTTCAACGAGATGGCCGCCCGGGCGCGGGAGATGATCCGAGTGCGGATCGACAGCCCGAAGCTGACCGAGGAGATCGAGGCCGCGTTGAGCGCTGTTGGCGACTCCTATGGCAACTCGCCGGCGATCTCGGCGTCGACCCCGGATCGCTGACGCTGCGCGAGCTGCTCTGGATGGCCGACGGCCGGCGGCGCGAGGCGTGGAACCACACCTCGCAACTGCTGGCGATGACCTACAACATGCACCGCGATCCGAAGGCGAAGGCCCTGGAACCGACGGACTTCCATCCCTACACGGAGCGGAAGCCGGCGCCCCAGGCGAGCCTCTCGGAGTTTCGGCTGTTCGCCCGGGCGATCGGCGCGGTCGGTGCGGAGGTAAACGACGATGACCGGTGCCAGCGGAATCCGAGCGGGTAAGGCGTTCGTCGAGCTGTTCGTCGACCGCGCGCGGCTGGCCCGCGGTCTGCGCCAGGCCTCGGCCCAGCTGCGTTCGTGGGGGCAGAGCATGACGGCCATCGGCGCCCGCATGCTGGCGATCGGGGCCGGCGCCGCGGTGCCCATGGCGCTGGCCACCAAGCAGTTCGCCTCGTTCGAGGACCAGATGCTCTCGGTCAAGGCGGTCGCCGGCGCGACGGCCGAG